TATATTCTGCCACTATTCATCTGGTTGTTGTAGATCTATAATCTCTTGATTTGCTTCTAATAACTGTTGTCTAAGTTGAGCTATTTCGTCTAATAAAGGTTGTATATCTTCTGTGTCTTTATCAAACTCTAGTAATGCTCCACTAGTTTTTATAAGGTATTCATGGGAGTTAGTTTTTCCATTTAATGGTATTTCATTAAAAAGATTTTCATATTCCACAAAGAAATCCTCTACCGTAAACTCTGCTTCTGCAGCGTCTGGTTGACCAAACGTCTTGAAAGATCTATCGATAACTTTATCTAAATCTTTCTTGTCGAGTTGTGTTTTGGATATTCTTAGTTCATTAGCCATGTCTAGTTACCTTGAATATATTTTTATTATCTATAACGATAGTACTATCACTTACAGTAGTTTTAACTAACAATCTATAATATCTTTCTGGTTGAAAAGATTCCATATAGATGTCAAAATAGCTACTCGTATTATCTGCGCTTATCTTAGTATGGTCACTAAAATCTACTATCATTTCTCCACTATATTCGTCTTTTACTCCCCAATATGATAGTTGAGGAAGTTTATATTCAGTTAGGTAAATAGAAGAAGTTGTAAATGTTCTGGTAGGATACTTCGGTCTAGCTGATAATCTAAATCTTATAGAGTCAGTATCAGCATATTTCTCCTTATGGTTTTTTATACCAATAGTTGCTATATCAGTAGACAGCTCAGTTAATGAGCTACTATAACTGGAATCATCCCATTTGAACTCTAAATAAGGAGGAAAGATAGTATTTGTATCTGATCCAAAATACTTAAGGTTTATAGATGATGTAGTGTTATTTTCGTTATCAGGTGATAGTTTTAACATTATACCTGCATTCCCGTATGAACTAGAGTAATGACTGTGTATTATACTTGTTACGTCTATATCTAAATCTTGACTAAGTTTAACACTTTTAGAAACAAAAGCTAGAGAAGATGATATATAGTCACCTCCAAGTGATGTCCAAGCGTCTTGTTGTGCACCTCTGTACTTCCAACTACATCCTGATGTGTTAAGGGGTAAGTCATCTCTTTTACCTACACCTGTAGTCCAGTCTCCATTTACGGCTAATGCGTGTAAAACGTAATCTTCTGGAAGGGATCCTGCTTCAGCTAGTGAAAAATGTAAACTTCCAGTCCACTGACCTGTTATTTTAGAGTTTATAGTAGACTGTATTTGACTTGTATAGAACTGTATAAGTGATCTCTGTACCCTATGAGTATCGTTTATATCTTTATATGTACCAACCTCTAGTATTTCGTCTAAACCAGCATTACCATATATATTGCTAATGTTTGGTTCAGACCAAATAGTAGTATCTTTTTCGGGATATATTCTAAATATTGCCATTATAATGATGTTACTCTTCCTTCAATATCAGTATCAGGATATTTTACTTCAAATATACTAGGATCAAAAGAAGGATAAACTACGTTCTTTTTTGTTGCTCCTTTTACATCGTAAGCGTATTCAGAGTAGTTTCCTCCAACTTTATTAATCACTTCTATACTCTCTACCGTTTGTACTCCTTTAATATTATCTAATATTGTATATGCTGGAGATAGATTGATAGGTTGATTGATAGACCAGTTTCTTATATCGAAAAATGTTTTTAGTTTTCTATTACATTCTAATAATACATCTCTAGTTATAGCACCAGGTAGTGTTACTATTTCAAACTTTACTCCAATATTCACTACAAATGCATCTAATATGTTTACTCCATCTGCAATCATAGTAAACTGAGATAGGTACGTTTTTAAGTTCTCTTTAAGACTATACGGTGTAGGTGTTAGATTACCATTATTATCATATGCTAACGTATAAAGTGATATAGCTAATGGATTAGTACTAAGTAAACTATTACCTTGATTAGGAGGTGTAGTTTGAGTTACATATACTTTTGCTATAGTACCAAATCTAGATGGTAATGATAATGCTCTTACTGCATAATCTTGTAATGTTACTGTTCTTTGCTGTTCAGCAAAAGATCTTAAACTATTTTGTCTTAACTCTTCTGTTGAATCTCCATCTTTACCCCCAAAAGCTGCCTCTGTATTATTAAATGCTAGGGTAGCTTGATAAGTTGTATCAGTAGCTGTAGATGTAGCAGTAGTAATAGAGTTAATAGTATTAGAGGGAACATTAGAAGATGTACCTCCTCCAGTTAAATATCTTATAGTTAATGTTATGTTAGTAGGAGCTAGTCCATAAGTACTTGTAAACAAGAAGTTAGATGGATCATATGCTTTATATAGTTCTCCTACACCAGTACCATCAGTTATACTGTTATCAGTTCTAAAAGGATCAGGTAGGAAAGAATCTTCGTTACCTCCTGATATACCAGAACCGAACTGTATTTGCAAAACTCCCTTAGATGTAAACCTAGTTACAAACCTCCTCGGGACTTTCTTTACTTTAAGTTTATTAGGAGCAAGGTTAGAATCAGTACTACTATTACTTTCTTCGTTAAACACTGTATCTTGACCTAAGAATGGTACTTCAGTCCATGTCTTCCCATCACTGTCAACAATATCTAATACTCTAATAATGTTTTGATCTTCTATATTAATGGTAGCAAACTTTTCTGCGGTAGTGTATGTCTCTGTAGTAGATTGAATAGTACCAGAAAATGCTTTAACTGATTTAGATAAAGTAAACTCTGCTGGTTTACCATTTTCATCTACTGAGTATATTTTAACATCAGTTGGATCGAATGAGCTACTAAATGTGAAATCAACTGGTTTGTTTGTTAAGAAGGTAGGTCTACCGTCAGTATTAGAAGTAACAACAGCTGAGTCATTAACTTTTAATGCTTGATTCCAGTTAGGGGTAAAGCCTGCTGTAGCAGCAACGTTTTGAGTTACAGTTAATGTAGTTTCAGCTGGTGTGCTTACTTTTGGTTTATAACCCATCATATAAGCTAATGAATATAGATTAGATGGATTTTTTGCATGCTGCAAGAATGTTTCTTGAAGTTGTGTATCTTGATAAAAAGATAATACATCACCTACATAGGCTGCCATCTCAATAAACATAAGTCCAGGTGATGACGGACTAAAGTCATTGTATGCATCGGGAAAGTAGTTTTTAGCATACTCTATAAGCTGGTTCTTAAAATCACCAAACTCTTTATTAATATACTTTATGTCTCTTGTTTCAGCCATTTTTAATCAAAGTTTATTACTACTTCATCTTCAATATTAGTTTCAGATACTTTATATTTTAAAGAAAACTGAATAGTTCCTGTATCAGGATCACCTACAGTACTTATATCTATAGGTATTACTCTTGGAAAAAATATACTAAGGTCTTCTCTAACTAATGAGTCTACTCTTCTTATAGTATCTTGATTAAGATTTTCAAATAATAAGTTTTGTAGTTCATTACCAAATAAAGGATTCAAATACCTTTCTCCTCTTGCAGTAAGAAAATAGTTAATAAGATTAGTTTTTATAGCTTCACTAGTTTGAAATGTCTGATTAAAGACAGCTTTACCTGAAAAGGGTAGAGATACTCCGACTGCTTTACGAGGTTGTAAATCTAATGGATCTATTTTTCTTACTTCTGTTGGCATTATAATGTACCTGCTTTATTTTTATCTTTTTTCATTGATGCATCTAATATAGATTTTGCTTTTCCTACAAAATCAAGTTTTGTGATATCAATACCTGGCATAGGACCTTTATGTTCCTTAGTCATTTGAGTAGACATCATAGATGCAAAGTTTGGTTTTTGTACGCCTTGACCTATAAAGTTAGCTGCTTCTTGACCAGTCATTTCAGCTTTAGTAGCATTTAACATTTCATCAAGTGTTGCACTTTTACCTACAGACCATTTTTTTGGTTGACCTTTAGGTACTTCAGCATAAGTTTGAGATACTTGTTTAGTGGGAGTACTTGCTACTTTAACTGCTTCAGTTAACATTTCTTGTAACTCCTCCTTAACAGCTGCTCTTACTTCTTCTCGTATAATTTTTTTTAATAGTTCGAGTTTCATATATATAAATAGTTTAGTTATGGAAGTTGATTATCTAATCTAAATTTTACTTCATCTAAAAGTACATTTACATCAGAACTAAATGAGGATTGCCCTTTTAACACGGCTACTCCTTCATCTATTGTTTTAGCTACTGCAAATCTTTTTGGTGCAATAGCAGGTGAGTTAGGATCTTTTTGTATCTCTAACAAGTATTTTATACCATTAGCAGCAAGATAGTTAAAATCTAAATCTTCTCCACTATCATCTTGCTTACTGTCGTTTATTTTATCTAATAGTTTTTTAATGTTATTTTTAGCATCATCACTTATATTACTATCTTGTAACTTATTTAACCCATCAGCCAGTGCAGCTAGTGCAGCATCTGGATTATCAGTATCAAAATCATTCTCATTGAATCTACCATCTGTGCCTGATCCTGTTCCTGCTATTAAACAGTTAGCGGTATCACCAGTTTTTATTTGATCTTCAGTACATAGTTTTTTAGGGTTAGTAATACCATCTTCGGTAAGATTACCATTTCCTATAAAAGTAGGACCTAAAGTAGAAAATATTAAAATACCATCTTCATCTAATAATCCAGCATCATCTAACTCTTCTTCTGATATATTACCGTTGTTAAGCTCATCTTCTAACTGTTTTGATATAACACATGATGTAACAGCGTTATCAGCTCTACTAACTATATCTAAAGTTGCTGACAGTGAAGAAGATGTTGAGTCTAAAACTGCTTCTATAGTACCAATGATTTCTTCTATCTGTACTACAAACTCTCTTATCTTAACTAATAAATCTGAATATTTAGTTGTTATTAATAATGGTAGACCAAAGCCAGGTGGTACTGATTGTGGTATAGGAAGTGAAGTAACAATCTTTATAATAGCTTTTAACCCTTTTATAGGTGGTTTAAGTTTTTTAGGTAGTTTTTTAAACTTTGATAACCTTCTATCTATTCCTCCTAAAGCATTACTTATACCTGCGGCTTGATTTTGAAGTCTTCCTAACTTGTCAGAAGAGGGGCATCCTTCGCTTCTTAAACTATTAGCTATGTTTATAGTTTGACTGATAGCATTAGCAGATATTTTACCTTTCAGTTTACCAACTATCTTGGCGATAGCTGCTCCCATTTTCTGTTCTTTGAGGTGTACGTATGCCATTATTCAGTAAATACTTTTTTAGAGTGAAGTTGGGGTAATTTATTGATAAGAACTTCTAATAATGGTAATACAGTATTACCGGTAACAATAAGTTTAGCTATTGCAGCTGGGGGTGCTGGAGGTAGTTTAGCCATTGTATCTGCTAAAGTTTTAACCTGTTTAGTTAAGTCATTTAACCAAGTTGTAGAAGTTTTTCCTTTGAGTACAGGTTCATGTTCTTTTTTAAGAGCTGCTGCTCCTAAGTAAATCTTCTTAGCATCTAATCCAATATATTCTTCTCCATCCAAAGACACTGTCTTAGCATTTAAACCAATACCTTCTTTAGCTGATATTAGGGTATGTTCATCGTATGCGTTAAAATATAATCTTCCAGAGTTAATGATTACTTGAGAGCCTTTAAACTTATCTGCTTTTTCAGGTTCATCTTTCCAACTCTCTCTTTTTATGTTAGCTTGTTCTAACTCTACTGTATGATCTGATGTTAAGTAAATAGATGACTTATCTTCATTAATATCCTCTAAAACAGATTCATCTCCTGATTCTGCTTCTTTTTGACCATTACGTATTATAGTAAGTGGCTCTCCGTTATTACTATCATCTATCCAAATATTAGAATCGTACTTAGTACCAGTCATTCTTATGGATTGACCATGTCTACCTTCGATGGATATGTCTCCTGGAAATAGTTGAAGAGGGTTTACTTTATCTGTTTCTTCGAAATGATCACCAAACTCTGCTTGGCTTTCTTGATCTTCAAACTGAACGGTGTCTGGGTATCCATTATGATGTGGATGATTCCACATTGGTATTACTTGTTTCCAATATGGTTTAGTAGAACCAGGACCTGTACTTCTTCTTTCAGAGGGTAAGGATACTATCTCTACTATTTCACTTTTGAGAGGAACTCTCTTTATATTTGCATCAGCACAAAAAGCAAACCTAAGTTGAGTATCATCTTCTTCTTTTTTTGCACCAGATAATGATCTATAGAACACTCCATTAATAGCTTGAGAACCTCCATAGTCTTCATACTTAGGATGAAATGAATCAGTTAATACATCTACTACACGAGCAAAAGTACTAGGAGGAGCACTTCCTCCACCTCCTGCTGCTGCAGAAGAACCTCTACCCTGCATAAAACCAGTACTAAACGCCATCTT